CCGTGGGGGCGGGGAGCTGGGAAAGGTCAATCGCGGTGGTGCTGTCAGCCATGGCCCCGGCATGGCGCGGCTTCGCGCGCGCGGGGAGGCGGTGGGCGGGTAGAGCCAGCCTCTACCCGCCCACCGCCTCCCCGCGCGCAGACCGTATCTCGCTTTAGAAGGGTGTGCGTGTTGTTACATGAGCTTAGCGTTTAACGCGCTGGTCAAATGGGAACCGAGTAAGTCAAAATTGTTCGAAGGAAACCATTGCTCAGTCCTCCCTCATGATTAAAATCGCACCAATTTCAGGTCATAAATTTTCCAATAATCAGGTAATTCATTCATGCAAATTCCTAAAATAATTGAGCAATTTCCGGTTGTTGCACCGGTTATGCACTTGTTGGTAAGTGCAATCTTTCTCACAGGGTATGCTACGGGATTTGGAGCAGGTATTGGAGGTTTGTTTGGAATTTCTGATCTCTTCTCACTTTCGCTTAGTGATTTGGCTTTGGTATACGTTGGAAGCTTAATTCTACCATTCGTGATTGTTTCGTCACAGCTTAGGCCGGACTATGTATCACTCGGCACACGTCTTTCTAGTTCGGCTGATCCTAGCGATCATAATCGACTGCGGATTATTCAGAAGTCGTATAAGTGGTTTGTAAGATTCATATTTGCATTTTGGTTATTAAATATCGTTCCTTTCACATTTCTCGCTTGGAAACTTGACGAACGAATTCCCTATGATGTGATGAGCGGCGTTGTTGCAATGTCGGTTTCCCTGGGTTGGATGAAGTATGCCCAAAAACTTCCAACGACACAAAGAGCAGATCTCATAATTTCGCTGATACTCAGCCTGCTCGCGGGTGCATTCATGGTTGGATTAATGCGCGGTCAAGGAGAAAGAAGGTATGACATTTCATATTTTAAGCATAAAAAGATGGAATGCCAGGGGATGGTAATAATAAGACCAATAGGTGTGAGATTTCTTGCAGTAGATGATTATAGTAATCGTTATATAATTAACGACGATTGTAAAAAGATTCTATCCATTCCCACGAGGAAGATATTTAGAAATATGTCTTTGGCTGATATGGCTTCAGAATGGTGGATTTTACAAAAATAGACAAAATCGACCATCGTGAAAATTTATCGCCAATCTACTTGGGCTCGATCATTTCGGCCGCGATCAGCATGGCCAGATCTTCGTCTTCATCCGAAAGCCCGAGCAGGCGGCGTTCGGGGTAGCGCGCTCGGATGCGCTTACCGCTCCGTAGGCGGCCGACCGTGATGGTTTCACCGAACTGGCTGACGCGGCCGATGAGCGCTGCCACGGGGGACACGGGCGCCAGTTCCACGCCGTCCTGATCGGCATCGATCTTCCACTGCTTGGCCACGCGCAAACCGCGAAACATCTTGGCGCCAGCCTTCATCCGTAGGCGCCCCTTGCGGTCGTAGCGGGCTTTCCGCGGCTCGAACGGCGTTCCGTCCGGATTGGTGTTCGAGCTGATGCGTTTGAGGTTGCTGCGGCGAAGGGCCTGGCCCAGCTTGACGGCGGCGCGTTTGCGCTCGGCCGGGGAAAGACCCTGCAGGATCTGCCCGAACCATTCGTCGAGCCGGGTCAGGTCATCGTCAGCCATCAGGCGGCCGGGTCGAACGGCGCTATCTGCCCGTCACCGGTGACGGACACCGCCTTGAGCACCGGGACAGCATTGAGGCCAGGGAAGGGCAGATCGTCGGCGAAGAGCGGTTCGGGTTCGGGCAGATAGTCCACCTGCATCTTGCCCTGGTTGTTGATGGCGCAAGTGACGTTCTGGGTCAGGTCGATCTGGATCAGCGCGTCATACGTGCCGTTGTCGAGCACATCGAGATCCAGCGCGAAGGCATCCTTGCCGGGCGCCAGCAGATCGGGCTGGTTGATGCGCAGCCACGCACAGATAACATAGCCGACCGATGCGATATCGGTGGTCATGTCCATCAAGAGGACGTTGACGCGGTAGGCCATGGCAAAACCGAACGTGGCCGTCTGCCGGCATTGCACTGTGCCGCGATCAGTCCACACGCGCAGGCGCTCGTTGGACTTGGACAGATCCTTGATCGAGGTGGAGAGCACCTGGCGCAGGCTATCGATCTTGCGCATGGATCAATCCCACAAGCTGACGGTTTCGAGGGTCTGCGCGGCGGCCGCTGACGATGCCTCGGGCAGGTTGATGACGGTGCCGGCGGGCAGGCGCGGGCCGAGCGCGGCGAGGCCGGGGTTGAGATCGAGCACCTGCTCGACCACGGTGCGCGTGTAGCCCAGCACGCGCCAACAGACCTGGTCGACGGTTTCACCTTGGAGGGCGATGGCGGTGCGGGACCTGGTCACGCCTTCGGCTCATTCATAGTTCGGCGCTCTGGACGCATTAGTATCAGCGCCTGTAAATGGGGCAGCGAGCGGCGAAATTCAGACACGTCGTCTGGATGCTCCACCGGCAGGCTGACAAAAACGTTCCAAGCATTGACCAGATGGCCAATCACTTCGTGTTCGTTTGGCGTCATCGCGCCGATCTTCATATGAGCCTCACCCGGTTGCGGCCCACCGACTCGGCGCCGATCGAGCGGAGATCGGCCACGGCACCCAGCGCGATGCGGCGCGCCTCATCGGCCGAGGTGTCCTTTTCGATGGCGCGATCGAGGCCCTGATCGGTGGCGCTGATGTCGCGATAGGCCGCGTAGAGATCCGCCGCGGCGAAATAGGTAACGATCCGCTCCCACAGTTTGACCGCCACGTTGGCGCCGTTGAGCGTGTCGTTGGTCACATCTTCCAGTTGCGCAACTCCAGCGGTCGCCTTGGCGGTGCGCCAGGCGGCCAGCTCGCGGAAAGCGTGCAGCATCGCTCCTTCGATTGCCATGGTCAGGCGTTCGGTGCTGATCGTGCCATCGCCCAGGCGAACGGAACCGCGCACGGTGGCGAGTTGCACAGACGGGAACCAGCCATCGGCCACGACGTGCGCGCCATCGGGATCCAAAGGGGCGGCAGCGACTGCAATGACGCCGGTGGACATGGGACGGTTCCTTAAGGTTTTGGGGGGTGGGGATGGTTGGCTGGGCGTCACCGCAAAGCGGCTGCACAACCCGCCATCCGCCCCCCAGCGCCGTGGGCGATTGGTGGATCAGGTGGTGGCGGCCTGCTCAGCCATGGCTTTTTTCTGCCGCTCGAGCCGTTCGAGCTCCTTTCTCACGCCGATGTTGCGATCGAGCACCAAGGCGCGAGACAGCGTTGTGAGGGCGGCCTCGATATAGGCGGCCTTGCCACCGGCGGGGGCATTGTCGGCGGCCGGATCGAATTCATCGGCCTTGCGCGCGAAGCTGCGGCCGATGGCCTTGTAGAGCTTGGCCATGACGGGATCGGGCATATCCGCACCGTTCACCAGTTCGAGCGTGCGGAGCAGCGCCTCGTGCGGGACGGCTTTGGCCTGGGCCAGGGCGATGCCGGCGATTTCCTCGGCCACGATGCAGGCAACCGTGCGGGTGAAGCCAGGCAGCACCAGGTGGAAGCGGATGGCGTGGGCAGCCAAGGCAAGGGCATAGTCGAAATCGCGATAGTCGATCGCCCAGAGCATGTTGGTGGCCAGGATTTCGTCCTGGGCCGCCTTACCCTGATCCCCGGCCTCGAGAACGCCGTCGATCCACGCAGCGAAAGCGCCCGCGAATTCCTTCTTCTTGGGGATGCGCGCCTCGTGGCTGGCGATGTCCTTCAGAGCGCGCAGGTTGTCGTGGAGCAGCACGCGCAGGGCAGCGTATTCCTTGCCTTCGGGCGTGCTGGTGTCCGGCTCGGCCGGCGCCGTGCTTTCGGTGGACGGGGCGGCGCCGGCGCGGATGGCCTGCACCCGCTGCTTGTGGCGGCGGAAAGGGCTGCTCATGGGCTTGATCCTGTTGCGGGTGGTCCGCAGGGGCGCGTGGCCTCCCCTGCGGTGCGCTGGCTCCGGGGTGCCGCCGGCCACGGCAGATCCCCCCATCGACGCCCTCGGTATTACGGGCGGTCGCCGAACTCGATGTTCTCGGCCATGACCGCGTGATCGGTGCTCTCGATCACGTAGCCTTCGTTGACCGAGTTGTAGTCGACCAGCGAAGCCATGTTTTCCGGCTCGTCCTTGATGTAGCGGCGGCGCGAACCTTCCTGATAGTAAAGCGAAAGGTTGCTGCTGTCGGGCACGCTGGGCTGGCCCAGCGGCGTGATCAGCATCGTGCCCTCGGGGAAGTACGGCACAATCACGGCCGGGCGTCCGCCGATCTGCTTGGCAGACATGACGATGTCGGTAACGACCTGGTCGCTGGTAGACTTACCGCCATCGATGGTGTCGGCCAGCGGGCGGTTGATCATCGGGAAATACTTCTCGTCGACCAGATCCTGCGACACGATCACGACGTGGTCGGTCGAGGTTCGCGCCCAGCTCGGCATGCCGGCGATCAGGTCATAGGCCAGCGCATCGATGTTCTTGTAATCGCCATCGGCCGTGTTGCTGTCCTTGCCGATGTAGATCGGCTTGGCAGTGCCAGTGGCGGTGGTGACGCCACCGGCCGTGACCGTGTTGCGGCCCATGACGTGGTCGGGACGTTCGAGGCGCAGCTTCTGCAGCCAACCGATGTTGACGTCTTCGCCCATGGGATTTTCGTCGGCATCGGTGTCGTCGGCCGCCGTGGTGCCGTGCCAACCCACCATGATGCGGCTTAGCGCCACCGAGATCGCGACTTGGCGCGAATAGCGATCGGCGAAGTCCGGGAAGCGCGACCAGTTGTCGATCAGTTCCCACGGGAGCCAGGTGTCGAACAGGGTGTCGTGCAGCTCCCACTTCCGATCCTGCAGCAAGCCGGCATACTTGGGCTGGCGGGGCAGATTGGGGCGGCTGCGGCGCGAGGCCACCATGTTCGCGGTGCCCAGGCCGATGACCTGACCCTTGAGATCGCGAACGCCGGGCACGTTGATGCGCTGCAGGAAGCCGACGTTCTCACGCTGGAGATCCTCAAGTCGCTGTTCGGACGAAGGCTCGAGCGAAAACTGCTTGGCCACGCCGCGCGGCGCGTTGTTGCGCTGCTGGATTGCGGCGAAAAGACCGTCCAGCGCCCGGCGGCCGCGATCGGAAAGATTGTAACCCATGTTTTTCAGGTCCTGTGGTGACGGGGTGCGGGGCGGCGGGTGACGGTTTAGAAGACGCCGGCGTAATTCGCGGCGCCGCCATCGGAGCGGGGCCGCGCGGTGTAGTTGTGGGCCGGGGTCTGTTCCTGGGTGGCTTCCAGCTGCTGCAGCTTCACGGCCAGGGCATCGCTATCGGCGCGGAATTCGTTACGCAGATCGGTGAT